GCATTGAGCTCCCACTCGGGCCGGTTCAGTCCATTACGAGCATTGACAGCTATGCGGACGACAACACAGCTACGACGTTCACATCCACCAAGTATTACCTGAACGTCGGTGACGACGCTGGGTATGTGACGCCTGCCACGGCAAGGGTCTCGCTTGTAGACGGCAACGACTGGCCTACGGACATGCGCCGGTATCACAGTATTGAGATTCGGTTCCTCGCTGGGTTTGGCTCGGCTGCTTCCGACATCCCTGCCCAGTGGAGGGAGACTATCAAGCGGGCGTGCCTGCTCACGGTTGCGGCGCTGTATCAGAACCGGGGTGATGACAGGCCAGGCGGGGCGTTCAAGTTCGGTTTGACTGAGACCTCTAGGGATCTCTTGTATCCACTCAAGAGGTATTCGCTGTGAAGGTCAGCGACCTCAGGCACCGGGTTACGTTCCAGCAGGACAACGGGACGCAGGACTCGGGTGGGTTCATCACGGCATCGTGGGGGAACATCTCCACGGACCCGACTGTGTGGGCGAAGATCAAGACGATGAGCGCGGCAGAGAGATTCCAGGCCGGGCAGATCAGAGTTGAAGCAACGCATGAGGTTACGATCAGAGAGCGCAGCGACCTGACGAGCAACATGCGTATCAGCACGACGCTGCACGGGGATGCTCGGGTGTTTCTCATCAAGGGCATCCGCAGGGAGCCAGACGAGATGGACCGGCAGTGGTTAGTGCTGACGGTAGAGGAGAGGGCGAGCGAATAGATGGCAGACGTGACGGTAAAACTGGACGGGGTTCGAGAGTTCCGACGGAACATGCTCACGTTCAACAAGGGGGTTATTGCCTGCACCAAGCGGGCAATCAACCGCGCTGCGCTACGGGTGGAGCGAGACGCCAAGCGCTCGGCACCCGTTGACACGGGCCGTCTTCAGTCATCTATCCGCACTGTGATCTTCCAGGGAGGGTTCGCGGCGACCGTCACGACAAACGTTGACTACGCTTCGTTTGTTGAGTTTGGGACTCGGTTCCAGGTGGCACAGCCGTTCCTACTCCCCGCATGGGACAAGGTGCGGCCCAAGTATATCGCGGATCTCAAGAAGTGCCTCAAGCGAAGGAGCAAGGGTAAGTAGATGGCCGGGAGCGCTACCAAGGTTCTGCGTGATGCTGTGTTCGTCGCACTCGATGCCGACGGCACCTTGAGCGCTGCGGGCATCTATCAAGGGCAGGCACCCGAGCGGTCTTCGCCACCCTATGTCGTCATCCAGTCAACAACAGAGGTCCCCGCTAACCACTTCTCAAAGGTCGGGCGCAACTCGATCGTCACGATTGACGTGTGGAGCGACAAGGTGCGAGCCGCCGAGGCATACACCCTTGAAGACCTTGTTGATGCAGCGATGGACTCGGGGACGCTGACGGTCACCGGCTACACGCACATAGATACGAGCTTTGAAGATAGCTTTGACGTGCCAGACGAAAACTATACGCGGTCTGTCCGACGCTACCTTGTGATGTTGCAGGAGGCATGATGGAAAAGCGAACACGGCTAGAGTTGGCCCTGGACATGCTTGAAGACTGCCAGGAGGGACTTGAGTATGTGGTCTCTCTGTTGTCCGGCGACGTTCACGGCTGCGCGCATGTCAACCGCTCGAGCACAACGACCTTCGGTAAAAGGGCGTCGTGGTGGTGCGCGGACTGCAAAGAAGAGATTTACGAAGACCACGGCGACGGGTGCGACCCGTCTGATACCCAAGGGAGCGCCTAGATGGCTGGAACAACGCACGGCAAAGACGCCTGCATCTTCCTCAACGGCTACGATCTGTCGGGGGACTTCATGGGCTGCGAGATCACCATGACCCGGGAGAACGCCGATGACACCGCGTTCAAGGATGTCTTTCGGTCAAAGGTCAGCGGGCTCGGAGATGGATCTGTTTCCTTGGATGGCTTCTACAACGCCGCAGCGGGTGGGTCGGATGCTGTGATCCAGCCTGTGGTTGGGACTGGCAGCGACATCTTCACATGTGCCCACGAGGGAGATACCGAGGGCAACATCGTATACATGGCGCAACTCGACATCGCCGCCTATTCTGTAGCGGCGACGGTGGACGACGTTGTCAAAGCCACGATGGAGGGTGTGGCGAAGACTCGCGGGATTGAGCGCGGGGTCTCCTTGCACGCTCTGGGAGCGGAGACGAGCACCGGCAACGGGACCATCGTTGACAACGGAGCCTCGAGCGCTAGCGGGGGTTCTGCCTTTCTGCACGTCACAGCGGGCGCTGGGTTTGGCACGGTGGACTTTGATGTGCGCCACAGCAACGACAACTTCTCAGCCGACGACAACAGCCTGGCGGCATTCACGCAAGTCTCGGCAGCGAACGCAAGCGAGCGTATCACCTTCTCAGGGACGGTTGAGCGCTACCTGCGTATCGCCTTCACTCTCACTACAACCTCGTCAGTGACGTTCCACGTCGGCGTGGTCAGGCACTAACAGGAGGCCATCATGGCAACGGTTCACGGCAAGGACGCAACTTTCGCAATCGACGACGCGGGCGGGACCTCGCGCGTCATCACGGTTCACTGCAGCTCGGTTGAGTTGTCGATGAATCAGGAGAACGCAGAGGACACCCACTTCGCGGATAGCTTCCGGGGGAAGATCCCGGGCTTGAAGGACTGGAGCCTTTCGATCGAGGGAAGCTACGACACAACCGCAGACACGGGCGCGGACACTGTGCTCGGCGGGCTGGGAGCAGACACGACTCCCTCAACGCTCTCAGTCTCGTTCTCACCTGACGGCGGGACCATCACCTATGCGGGTGAGGTTGTGCTCGACACCTACTCGATCAGCACGCCGGTTGACGACAAGATTTCTTTCTCGGCAGACTTCTCAGGAGCCGGGACTCTCACTCGATCCTAGAACAGTAGCAAAGGGGCAGACAGATGAGCGCGAAAGACAAGTTGAACGAGATCAAGGCAAAAGCAGCTGAGGCCCGTGTGGGGCAGGTCATCGACTGGCAGGGCGTAGCCTTGCGGGTTGTGCCGCCCACGGTTGACGATGCACTCGCATGGGAAGCGGGCGGGGAGAACCCTGCGCTTGCTGCGATGCGGGTGTGTGTTGTCGATCCAGACAGCCTTGAGCCTGTGTTTAAGGACGCCACGCCGGAGGAGATCAACAAGCTACCGGCGTCGATTCTCACGGCGGTCGGTAACGTCGTTGGGAAGATGGTGGAGGTGGCGCAGGGAAACTGAGATTCGACCGCAAGAGGCAGATGCTTCTTGAGGTCGCTGAACGGTATGGGGTGAGACCCAGCGAGGTCGGAACTTGGAGTTTGGTTGACTACGCCGAGGCGGCAGGGTGGATCAGCTACAAGAACGAGCAGATCGCCAAGGCCAACAAGAAGGCGCGAGCGAAAAGGTAGAACGTGGCTGAGAGCAACTTGAAAGTCAGAATCGGCGCGGACACTTCGGGGCTAACTCGAGGCGTCCGCGCTGCCATGCTTCAGGTTGAGGCTCTCAAGGTTGGGCTGCGTGCCCTGTCGGGTGGGTTGCGTGTAGCTGCCGGGTTTATGGCCAAGGCCACGGTCGCAGCGTCAGATGTCGAAGAACAGATGAACGTCCTGAGCGTGGGCTTTGGTGAGCTCACCGACGAAACGCTCGGGTGGGCCAAGGCGTTTGGCCAGGCGTCGGCCCGTAGCAAGTTCGCCATCGCGGACATGGCCGGGCAGTTCCAGTCGATGCTCGTGCCGATGATCGGCAACCGCAAGGCGGCTGCGGAGATGTCCAAGGGGCTCACCGAGTTGACGGTGGACCTCGGGTCGTTCTTCAACATGGCCGACTCTGATGTTCTGATGAAGTTGCGCGCTGGTATCTCGGGCGAAGCGGAGCCGCTCAAGCAGCTCGGCATCGTGATGAACGAGACCACGCTCAAGAACTTCGCGATGAATCAGGGCATCAAGAAGTCCGTCAAGGACATGACCATCGCAGAGAAGACCTCGCTGCGGTATCAGTTCATTCTGTCGATGGTGGCTGACAAGCAAGGTGATGCTGCGAAGACATCGGGAAGCTTTGCGAACATCCTCAAAGGGCTCGGTGCTCGCTACCACGAGTTGCAGGTTTCAATCGGTGAGATCCTCAAGGGCAACTCTACGCTCAAGGCTGT